ATCCCCGGTCAATCCTAGTTGATCCCTCTGCAAAATCATTCAAGAATCAGCTAATCGCAGACGACTTCAAGAGAGTAAAGAACGCCAACAATACCGTAAATGATGGGCTCGCAAAAATAGCCAACGCTTTCCAAACTGGCAAACTAATCATAGTCCAAAATAAATGCCCTCAGTTAATTGACGAGATTGGCGGTTACGTCTGGGATTCTAAAGCATCCGAACGCGGTGATGAAAGACCCGTCAAAGAAAATGATGACCTTCTCGATTGCCTACGATATATTGGCAATGAAATATTTTGAGGTGAATATATGACAATAACAAACATTAACAATTTATTTAAAATTGGCAATCAATGGCCGCCAGAATCGGAGCTTTCCCGACTGACTACTTATACAACTAACCAGCGACTTTTCGAGGGGAAACACGACCTGGTCTTTAACCATAACTCAGCAGATGAAACACGTAAAAAAGATATCGTCACGAACTGGCATAAACGAATATGTACTTTGTTTGCTGATTTGGTGGTTGGGAGTCCTCCAGACTTCACCGCCGAGAATCAACCTACAATGGACAGAATAACCAACAATAATAAAATGGACATACTTTTATATAATTCTGTCATTCATATTCTGAAATATGGGAATGCAGTTCTCAAAATTCGATACGACGAACGCGCCAAAATCGATCTTATCAATCCCGGTCTGTGGTTCCCCGTAATCTCGCCAGATAATAAAGCTGAAGTCGAATCTCACGTTATCGCATGGACATTTAGCGAGAACGGAACAGACTATTTAACCGCTGAAATTCACCGCAAGGGATCAATTGAGAATCGGCTGTACGTGATGAAAGACGGCAAAATATCTAACGCTGTCGAATTATCCACCATCGAACGTTATAAAGATATTCCCGACTCTCAGAAGACTGGCGTCAATGACTTCCTAGTTATTCCATTAACTAATATCGGAGCCGAAAGTGTTGTCGGAACTGATGATTTCACAGATATCAACGGACTTATCAAAGAACTTGAGAACAGACTTATAAGAACATCCCGAACTTTAGACAAATTTAGTGATCCGAATATTGTGGGTTCGGAAGCTTCAATAAACATAGATCCCGACACCGGCGAGAGTGATATTGAAATTGGTGGTGGTCGATTCATCCCCATCGGTGAAGATGGAACTGCCCCTTACTATCTGGTTTGGGATGCAAAACTAGAAGCTTCATTTAAGCAGATCGAAGTTATATTATCTGAATTATATATAATGTCGGAGACTTCCGCCGCGTGTTTCTCGGATCTCAAAACCGGATTGGCGGAAAGTGGATCAGCCCTTAAGCGGCTACTTATGCCGACATTAGCAAAAGTTAATCGGCTGAAAATCGTAATGGAAGCTCCATTAAAAGATGTACTGAGAACCGCCGCCGATATCGAAGTTGCATCAAAGTTATCCGGTGCTACAAAACTCGAAAATATTTCAATAGATTGGCGGTCATCTCTTCCTGTTGACATGAAAGAGCTGGTCGATATTGAGACTCAGCGGGTAAACTATCGGCTCACTTCAAAACATAGCTCTCTAAAACGATTGAATGAGGGTGCAAGTGAAGCTGATATTGAAGCCGAACTAGCGGCAATAGACGGCGAACAATCCAGAGAATTTGGATTTATGAACTTAGAACAATAAAAATATCGGGCGAACTGGCCCTAAAACGTAGGTATATCTATGACTGAAAATAATAATAATGATGCTGGTGACGGCAACCAGGATAATAACGCCGGGAAAAATGATAAACTTTTCACGCAAGAAGAACTAAACGCCAAAATTTCAGCACGTTTAGACCGTGAAAAGACAAAATACGCCGAACTTCAACAGCAATTTGATGAATTACAAGCGAAGATTCATGACGATGAATTTGACAGCTTGAAAAAGAAAATTCTTGCATCAAAAGAATTGCCGGAAGAGCTGGCGGCTAGATTAAACGGCAAAACCGAAGAAGAGCTTACGGCGGATGCTGAGAAATTAGCATCAATAGTCAACGCTAAAAAATCGGTTGGCAGAAATACTAATCCCGCCGATAATGGAGCGGTTCTATTTACTGTCGCTGAAGTTAAAGCGATGACTCCAGAGCAACGCATAGCGAATATGGGACAGATTGAAAAACAACTGAAAGATGGAACTTTGAAATAGGAGGTAATTATATATGGCATTAAATAATTTTATTGGTGAAGTTTGGAGTGCGAAAGTACTAGAAGCACTTAGGAAAAATCTTGTTTTCGGACAAGACGGAGTAATTAATAGGAATTATGAGGGAGAAATTAAGGGGAAGGGAGATACTGTAAGAATAACTGCATTTAGCCCCATCACCGTTGATGACTATGATGCGGCAACCGGGTTATCTGATCCCGAAACTCTCGACGACGCATCAACTACGCTTGCTATATCCAACGATAAATATTTCAACTTTATGGTTGATGACGCGGACAAAGCGCAAGCCAACGTTGAACTTATGAAAGCCGCCACTTCTGACGCGGGTTATCAACTCGCAGACGCCGCTGATGTTATTATCGCTTCTCTATACGATCAAGCAGACACCGGCAACGCTGTTGGAACTGACGCTTCCGCAAAAGTTCCCGACAACACCACCGCCGGATCTACATATCTTGATTATATTGCCGATCTCAAACAGAAGCTTGACGAGTCCAACACGCCCCTAGAAGGACGTTGGCTAGTTATCCCCCCATGGTATCTCAACGGCCTAATCAAGATGGAAGCCATTAGAAGCGATGCACAAAGCGGTTCTGCTGATGGTCTTAGAAATGGATGGTGCGGCAAACTTTACGGCTTCGATGTTCTGCTCTCTAACAACGTGCAGACTAAAGTCGGAACTGGACCTAAGACCAACTATAAGATCATGGCGGGTTATCCCGGAACTATCACCTTCGCCGATTCAGTTAACGAAGTCGAGGGATACCGCCCGGATAAATTCTTTGCTGATGCTGTGAGAGGCCGTCACGTGTACGGCGCTAAAGTTGTTAGACCTTCATCTCTAGCTGTACTGACTGCAAGACAAACATCTTAGATATATTATTATAATATTAGGAGGATACTAATATGGGACGTTCTGAAATTACTGTAAATGAATTAAATGGTGCTTTCGCAAACCATGAAACCGCCGATGCCATCGATAAAGCCAACGATCACTCTATAGCCGCCGCGTCTAACTTCGAAAGGATGGTTATTTCTTTTGAACTTTCCGCCGCAACAGCCGCCGACACTATAACCATTGTGGCCGGAACTGCTCACCCAGCATTTAGAGCGGGAATCGGTGATCTAACTTTTTCTGCTGCTGGCGGAGCTGAAAGGGTTTGTATCGGACCTATTGAGACCGCTAGATACCTACAAACCGATGGTACTATTCATATCGATATTGCCGGTACTTCTATCGCCGGAACTATTGACGCTTATTCCGTACCCTGAATGGGGGCGCATAAAATGGGTGTCGACTGGAGGCTGATATTAGCATTTATGGTTGGATTAGCCATTATTTTGAAAGTATTAACCATTACAATTAATTTCTCGTAGGTGTAAAAATCCACCTACATTTTAATTTATTGAAGGTGAATATATGACAGATTATATTAGTGTCGGTGATGCAACAACGTATTTCGGCGTAACGCTCCATCTTTATACTGATGCGTGGACTGATGCAAGTGCCAACGATAAAGCTGCTGCTCTCAATATGGCACAACAGAAGATCGAATCTATCAGATGGAAAGGGCGAAAATACGATGAAGATCAAGACCTACAATGGCCGCGTTATGTAAAAGTTAAGAACGTTTGGAAGATCGCCGTTTATGATGATACCGCAGAGGATGCCGTAGTTCCACAATTCATAATTGATGCAGTTTGTGAAGAAGCGTTAGAACTTCTCAGAACTGGAGACAGCCAGCGGCGAAGAATGCAAAAAGCGGGGTTATCGGAGTTTTGGCTATCCAGCGAAGTTAAAGAAAAATATAATTCTAATGGATCAATAAAAGATACTGGATTAATTAGTTGGGAAGCTTACCATCTCGTTAAAAACTGGATCGGTGGCCCGGTGGCGATACGATGACAGATGATATTATAGATGACTATCTCCCTCACACTGCCTACAAAGAAGTTCCCGGAACCGCAACAATATGGGAGGGCGACGTAACCGGCGATGGTTCATTAACTCCGCTGGCTGGTCCACCATCTAGCAACTACGGTGTTAAAGTGACAGTCTCAGGGACCGATTGTACTGGAACGGTGAGCATAACGGGTGATTCAACTAGCGGCGGTGTTATAACTGAGGCTTTAACTTTTACGTCTGCTAGAAGCAAACTAACCGGGTATCTGTTTGATTCTGGTGTTCCTCTTGTCTCGATTACAACGTCTGGATTTACTAATACTCATATAAAATGTGAATATGTCGATGGTGGCGGAACTCTATTAACTGGAGCTGCATCATGGGATGACTTTCCGTGCAGATGGGATGATGTAGAGGTATTTTACTGGTCGGATTTGGGGGCGGCTACTTTGTCGGATGCTGTTATGATTTGTAAAGAAGAGATTACGACAGATGACACGGTTAAGTATGATGATGTTGAGCATACGCCACTAAAGATAAAACCACGATCTGATTTAGATGGCAATGAGATGTACCGGAAGGTGATCTTCTGAATACTGGAAGAAAAGATTTGGATAAATATAGAAGTCGCCAAATTCATTATACAAAATTTAATAAAGATCGGGATGAGTTAGAACCGGAAGCGATGGAGAAGTTGGAACCCATTTATGATGAAGTTTGCGATGCTAAGCTTGATGCCATTGCGAGTATTTTGGGGCCACTATTTAAGAATGATTGAAGGTAACATTTATGTAGGATACGGTTACCACATATGGTACAAAATAGTTGGAGTGAAGAAAATGAGTTTAGGAGAAGTAACTAAGAAGGACGTT